TGGAAATATCTTGATGTTTAGTCCCCCTAAAACCGGATTATTTATCTAAATAGAGGAAAAAATAGAATGAAGAGAGATATATAATGCATGAGTAGATCAGTACCAAAGGGAAGTAATAATACTAAAGGATTACCTGCTAGATACAAGGCAATTGTTATTTGGGATCCTTCTAAGATTAAAGCTATCAAGAATGAGATAGACAATTATCCATTGATCAATCAAGATGGTAGTATCAGAGGCGCCCGGAAGACACCACGTTCAAAGAGTTACAAAGTAGAACAAATAGAATATGATCCAAGTTGTCCTGCACTTACCAAGATTCAGAAAGACCTATTGCATTGTCTATGGGACAACAAAGGAGTTATATTGGATGCGATAGCAGACATGAAGGGAGAGGCTACTTTAGGTGACCATATGGAAGGTCTAAGAAATCCTGTCTATTGTATGCTCTTTGATGCGATAGACCAATACAAATTGGATTTGGCCGAACGTGCACTATATGAGAAGGCATTGGAAGGACACACACAACTTCTTCCATACTATCTAAACAACAAGGCTAAGTCCAGAGGCTATTCAAACGAGACCAACATCAACGTGAACAAACAATTTAAAATAGCTTATGATGACTCTGATGGTGTAGATAGAGAAGGACAACCATTAATAGATTATGTGGCTGACACTAAGTTGTTGGAAGGAGAAGTAATAAATGATGAGGATGGTGAGATTCTGGATGAATAGGACAGGCAAGGAGGATCGGGAGGGGACGGGCCACTTCTGGTGTGAAAATCCGGGTTTTGGTGACGGGAGCGTCCCACAGAAACTGCGATTCTATTTTCATCGGGGTGGATCTAATCTGCCAATCCTGTGAAAGTTAGAATACTAGTATTCTGCCAATCCTGTGAAAGTTAAAGATATAAAACATAAATTTATGGAGGAGAAAAAGAGACCAGTTAGGAAGAGAACACCAACAAAGGGATTAGTAAAACCTCAAGAAGCATCACCAAAACGAAAGGCAACCACAAAAAAGCCGATTATTACACAACCTACACATCGGCCAAAGAATGATGGATTGGTTCCTACAATTGAGGTACCGCCTCTTTCAAAATGGCTAAATCCTGCATTTGTACCTTTGTGGAATAATGGGGATCGTAGAATTATTATGTATGGTTCTAGGGGATCGGGTAAATCTGATTATACTGCCAAGAGAATTATGTTGATGATGTTAGAGGATTCCAATTTTAGGGGTTTGTGTTTGAGGCGGGATGAGGAGCAGTTAAGGGAATCCAGTTTTAAGACTATTGTAGAAAATATTATTGGTGCTGGTTTGGAGAAGTTTTTTTCGATTACCACGTCACCTCTCAAAATAAAGTGTACGAATGGTGCAGATTTGATTTTTAAGGGATGGAGTGATCCAACAAAGATTAAATCTGTTACTAATTTATCATTTCTTTGGTGGGAAGAGGATATTTGTGATACGGAAGAACAGTATTCGATGATTAGTGCATCCATTAGAAGTATGAAGGCTGTGAGATTGCAGGAATATTTCACAATTAATCCAGCTATACCTGACTATCAGAATCATTGGTTTTGGAAGAGATATTTTGATGGTGAATTGGATTTAAGTTTTAGGAAAGAGGAAGTTAGTGTGATGGATGGGGTTAGAATGACACAATATTCCACTATCCATCATTCGACGTGGAGGGACAATTTAATTTATTTGAAGAAGAATCCTGATTTTGGTCTACAGTTTGAGGTTAACAGGTTGAGTAATCCTTATCTTTATTCTATAGAGAGTTTGGGTCGTTGGGCTAATAAGATTGCGAATAATCAATATTATAAGAAGTTTTCTGCTGTTAAGAATGTGGAAGATTTTAAATATAGACCTGATCTACCCTTACATTTCTCGTTTGACTTTAATAAGAATCCATTTATGACATGTACCATTTATCAAACTATTGGTAAGGATTGTTATATGATTAATGAATTATGTTTGGCAAATCCGTTTAATTCGACAAAGTCTATTTGTGACAGAATAAAGAGAGATTATTCAGATCATGAATCTGGATGTTATATTTATGGGGATGCTACTGGTTATGCAAAAAGTACAGCGGTGGAGGAAGGTATTAATAATTACACCATCATTTTTAAGGAACTATCAAAATATAGACCAACTGATCGTACAACACGTAGTAATCCTAGTCAGAAGATGAGAGGAGACTTTATTAATGATATATTTGATTCACATTATAATGATTGTGGTGTTTGGATTTCACCTCATTGTAAGAATACATTGAATGATTTATTAGTTGGACCAGAATTAGAAGATGGTAGTAAGGATAAGAAGACAAAAACGAGAGATAAGGTGACTGGTATTACGTATGAGAAGTATCACCACTGTTCAGATAGTTTAGATTATTTTCTATGTTCCTATTTTGTTAGTGATTATGAAAAATATAAGAGAAGTGGGATTAAAACACACACATACGGTAAACTTCCCGTTAACAATAGGAATAGAACTAACCGGTATTAGAAACGATATATATGTGAGCATGAAATTTTATATTTATAAAATAGCTAACCCAAACAATGAGGTATTTATAGGTAGTACTAATAACCCTTGTAAGAGAAGAAGCCAATGTAAGGCTAATTCTTTGCCAATGGCTAGTAAATTGTCAAATTCGATTAAAGAATGGGGATGGAATGATCATAAGTGGGAAGTAATAGAGGATTCTCTTTGTGAAACTGATCTATTAGATAGGAAGATCTATTGGATCAATTACTTTGATTCATTTAATAATGGTCTAAATCAGACTAAGGGAGGAAGAGGTACAATTGGATTCAAATGGAATGAGGAATCCCGTAAGAAATTGAGGGATTTTAAAATAAAAAATAAATAGAATGAGATATCTTACTAATAAAGATTACATTAATATACAGGATATTCAATTACAACAAATCATACAAGGGGATCAAAATAGACTGTTACAGGCAGAATCTATTGGTATAGAAGAGATTTCTTCATATCTCTTACAAAGGTTTGATGTAAAGTATGAATTTACTGATACACCTGCATGGAATGCTCATATAACATATGAACCCCATGACCGTGTAATTATTGATTATGGTCTATTTCAGAATGGTCATGAATATCAATTTGGTGATTGTGTAATTTATAATGGATCTGGTTATGTTGCTAAGCATCACATTCCATTTTCTTCCCCTGGGCCATTTAATCCATCAGATTGGACATATTTGGGAGCTAGATATCAGTTTTATAATGCGAAATACCCATTCCCTATGTTTAATAACAACAATTATTATAAGTTGGGCGATAAAGTTTATTGGAAAGGATTTGTTTATACATGTACTAGTGCAACTGTTCCCTTGAATAGTGACACGATAATTCAATATTTTGTATATTCTAATGTACCTAATTTGAATATTTTTCCTGATGATAGTGTAAATAATGATAATGGTCAATATTGGGGCTTCAAAACTGCATATGATGTTCCTAGTTATGTAGCTTCTCCTGTTGGACCTGCTACAACTGATACTACTTATTGGGATGCTTCAGATAATAGATGCCATCAAATTGTTATGTATTTGACTGATATAGTAGTTTATTATTTGCATAGAAGTATAGCACCTAATAATATACCAGAACTCAGGTTAAAAGCATATGAATATGCAGTAAGTTGGTTAAAAATGGTTGCTAAGGGCACTGTAACACCAAATTTAGCTCAATTACAACCAAACCAGGGCTTAAAGTATCGTTTTGGAGGATCAGTTAAACGTGGTAATGCTTATTAATTATAAAAGGAAAGAAAATGGGAAAAATGAAGAAAAAGTCTTATAGAATGGAATTATTGAAGGAATTAGCAGAAAGAGTTGAATACTGGTCAACTAAAGATAGTAATTATATGAATGCTTATCTTGTTCTTCTACATTCTTTTTCACAACCAGAAGAAGAAACAAATAAAATAGCAGGTAATGAATAAATTTAACGATAGTTTAGGGGTATCAAGAGATCAATTAGCATTGGCACAGATTAAAAATGCTTTTATCTTCCCAAATATACCCAAACCAAACAAGGTTGGTGAAATACCTGGAACTAGTATGTTTAATAAAACTGCTGGTGGATCACATGATTTGGTAAAGAATCTTTCTAACCTCTTTATTCCTGTCCCACCAACGAGACAAGCAGAAGATCCAAATTCATGGAGAGAAGCTGTTGTTGAAGCCGAAAGATCTGTTATACCACACAGGGTAAAAATGCAGGAAATCTTTAGGGATACGAGTTTAAATGCTCATGTTTCTGCCTGTTTAATAAAAAGGAGAAATCTAACTCTACTTAGAAAATTTGCTCTTTGTGATCCTAGTGGTAATATTGATCAGGAATGGACAAATTATTTAAATAAAACTTGGTTCCGTAAATTTTTGGGTTATGCAATTGATGCTAGATTTTTTGGATATTCTTTAGTGAGTCTTGGAGACATTTATAAGAATGATTTTAATGATCTCACAATAATTAGGAGGGATAATATTAGTCCTGAAAGAGAACAAGTTGTTGGTGCACCATATCTATTGAATGGTATTTCTTGGAATGATGAGCCATTTAATCAATGGCATATTTGGATACCAACACCAACAGAACATGGTACAACATCATGTGGATTTGGTCTACTTTATCCAATTGCATTGATTGAGATCTATTTGAGGAACATGTATTCTGATAATACAGATTTTATGGAAATGTTTGCTGGACCTTATAGAGCATTATTTATGGAAAATGCCAATAATGAGACAGAAAGATTCCAAGCAGAATCTGCCTTAAGAAATCAAGGTGCAATGGGATATGGTATTTTTGGAAAGGATGACAAACTAGAATACATGAGTAGCAGTGGATCGGGATATAAATCTTATGCAGACTTTGACCAAAGAATGGAAAAGAAAATATCGAAGATTATATTAGGACATTCTGATGCTATCGATTCAATTGCAGGTAAATTAGGAAGTGGACAAGGTGGTGGAGGTACTAAAGGAATGGATCATTCTCCACAGAAGGAAGCATTGATAGAAACCATGTCATCTGATGCCAATTTCATTACACCAATTATTAATAATCAGCTCTTAACAAGAGTTAGATATCATGGAATTAATATTCCTGAAAATTTGGAGTTTAGATTCTTAAATGACGAAGAAGAATGGGATATTACCAGACAGAAGAATGAGACAAATCTTCTATTAGCACAAATTTCACAATATTCTGCTAGTGGAGGTTTAGAAGTAGATCCTCAGTATTTTGAAGAAACAACTGGCATAAAAGTGACTAAAAAGATAGCAAAATAAAATATAAAGGAAAGAAAATGAACAAATTTCAAGAAAAGTATGGCTCATCTGAGTATGAGATTACAGGAAACCCAGCAATTGATATGACTGGTGCATGTATTACATTTTATAGGAATAGAAAATCAAAATTGAAATCTATTACCCTTAGGAATGACTATTATGAGATTTTCGAAGAATATATTAAATCGAGAGCGGAGGTTAAAGTCGGTGAAATATTTTCTTGGGAAGGTATTGATATTCTTACTTCTGAATTAGATTTGAATGAACCATTATATCCTGTATTTTATACAGAAGAAGAATTAAAAAATATGGAATAAGAATGTCGAAATTGGGATTTGATAAGGTTATTGGTAAAATGGAGGATGAACTAAAGAAAATTAGTGAGGAATTATCGGTTGAATCAAGAAACGAGTTCCTCACTAATTATGACACAAAAACATTCAATTCAACTAGTTGGCCACATAATATTAGTGAACAAAGAAAAACACCGACTGGTAATCTTAAATCAGCTCTAGAAAATTCCATAACTCAAGTGGACCAAAAAGGATTTAAAATAATTGTTAATAATCCATACGGTTCCTATTTAAATGAGGGAACTGAAAATATGGAGGCTAGAAAATTTGTCGGACAAACAGAAGAATTAACGAGAAAACAAATTAGTATTATAGAGGATAGTATTAATAAAATTTTCGAATAAGAATATATAAGACACCAATGGCTATTAATTACGTAACTAATATTAAAGAAGCATGTCAGGATGTTCTTAATAAATTGAGAACAATGACGGATGAAAGTGGAAATCTTTTATTCAATACTGTTTCTATGTATAATAACCAGGTTGAGAACCAAATTAAAAATAATTCTGGCTATAGTACACTTTTTCCAGCTGCTCTATTAGAAATTAAAGAAACTAGTTCTGAAAATTGGTTGACACAAAGTAGTACTATGGATATTCGTCTGATTGTACATCTTTATCATCAACAATTAGATGGTTATTTAACTGGTGATAATTTGGATCAGAATTTTAATGTATTTTTATGGAAAACTTATATTAAAGGTAATTTCACAGGAATAAATATTGTTAACCTTACCACTTTACAATTTGATGAAGAAAAACAGGATCCTAATCATGGTAATGTCTATCATTTCCAGGTAATTTTTAAAAGTAAATTGGTCGATAATTCAGCTAATCCATTTATAAATGGTAAATATGCAATTAAAAAATCCGGTGATTGGAGAATTAATTCAACAGTGGTCTTTAAACATGGAGGTGCTCGTGGAATTGGATTTGATGCGATTGGTATAAACGATATTATCGGATAATAAAATAAATAACTAATGTCAAGATCGATAACACAAATTGAACAGGCTTTCATACAAAAAATACAAGCAGATCCTATATTAGGTCCTCTTTTAACGAGTACTAGTTCAACTGCCATTTGGAGATTATGGACTTATATAAATAGTGTAGGTCAAAGTACTAATGAACAATTATATGATCAGTTTCTTTTGAATACTGAATCGTTAATAGCTAATGGTGCTCCGATGACTGGTGCATGGTTGCAAAATCAGGTTTTTAATTGGCAATATTCTACTTCTGTACCACAAATAATTCAATTTAATACATCTACTTTTGCCCCATATTGGCCAACAGTGAATCCATCTTTAAGAATTGTATCAAGATGCTCAGTTCAACCATTTTTTTTGAATGAGGTAAATATTCTTACTGCTACAGGTTCAACCCCTGGACCATTAGATTCTTCACAATTGGCTGCTCTACAAGCATTTTTAAATATGATTGGAAGTCCAGGAATACAATATAATGCAATTAGTTTACCAGCAGATAGGATTTCATGTGCAGCTACTGTATATTTTCAAGGTGCTTACACATCTATTATTGCAACTAGTCTATTAAATGCATACAATAACTATCTTTCTAGTATTCCTTTCTCTGGCGTATTAAAAATCTCAGATTTAGAAATGGCATTAAGAAATGTAGCAGGTGTTAATGATGTTGAATTAAATAATGTAACTGCTAGACCTGAATATGTTTCTTTTATAGAGGCAGAAGTTCTAATTGGTAGTAATACACAATATTATACACAATGGAAAACAGTTGCAGGCTATTTAGTAGATGAAGATACATCAAGTCCATCAGGTAATGATTTTCTATCTTTAATAAATTTAGTAGCTCAATAATTATTATAAAATATGTACGAATTATATAATGTAGATGAATCTTTATTGGCTTCAGCGTTAACCCCTCCTAATAAAAGGATGGATGTATTTAATGCTTGGATGAAGGAACAGATGTCTGCTATACAAAGGAATAATAATTTACTGAATTATTATATTGCACAAACAGGTACAGATGCTTATGGCTCTGCTTCTGCATATAGTTCAGGAACTACCTATTCTCTTGGTGATATTGTTAGAGGAACATATTCTACTGGACAATCTATTTTTGAAAGTCAAACCGATGGTAATATTGGAAATTCTTTAACAGATACTATAAATTGGATACAAATAAATCCAACATTCATAGGATCTGTTGAAAGAATCAATTATAATTGTGGTAGAGTAATTTTTGAATGGGCATTAAATAAATTCTTTCATAGTACCTTTAAACAACCAGGATATACTGTTGGTTCACCTGGAATTATCTGGGACACAAGAAAATCCGATATTTACATTACAACTAATTCCGCTACTGTTCCTTTAATGTATATAACATCAGATGACGGAACAACATATACAACATTTTCAAAGTCTAGTTCTACCGGTTGGATTAGTCCTGATGATACACCAAGTTTTTTTAGTGCATCTCAATATGTCATTCATGTAAAAAGTACTGTCTATTCAACTATAACAGGAGGAGATAATACAATTAGGCAATTCGCGGATAAATATTCTCCAATAGGATTAAAATATTCTATAGTAACATATTAAAATATAAAACAAAAAATGAGAAAATACGATACAACCTCCATTACAGCAACTTCACAAGCTCCTCTTAAAACAGGAACATTGAATCATTTACAGTTAGCTTATCAAGAGGTATTTAATGCTATTTTAACAGGTATACAATCCCCTATTGCAAGTGGAGCTACTGTTATTCTTTATGGTTGTGCAAAAAGTGTTGTAGGTTTAAATACAACTATTAGTGCTGGTGCTATATGGGATCCAACAACTAAAGAGGTTTATTTATGTACATCATCAACTTTTGTTAATCCAACAGTGGGACAAGTAGTAATTGGTAAAATTAATACTGCATATTACAATTCATCAACTGGAGCAGGAATTACAGCAGATCCTACTAAGTTTATTGATTCTAGTACACATAATATACACCAAATCAGAACAGTGTATTGGTTAGCCGGAACTACGGGTAGTGGTGATATTTCAGATTATGATGAATGTCAATCATTTAGTCCTGGTGTTACTTGGGAAACATTATATCCAACAATACTTAATGTTCCAACTTTAGTATCACAAAATGCTTTTACTGCTTGGTCTAATCTTCCACTAGCTACTGGATGGACTAGTGCTATATTAGCATCTTATAGAAAAGATGGTTCTGGTAGAGTTTATTTAAGAGGAACTATAAGAGGAAGTGGATCAGTATCTGGTGGTGCTATTGCTACATTACCTTCTGGTTTTAGACCCTCAGTTACCCAATATTTTCCTTGTTTGTTAGAAGACACTAACACTAGTACTTTTTATACTGCATCAGTAGCAATTGGAAGTATTACTGGTGAAATGATATTAGCTGATATTACAATACCGATAGCATCTGGCTGGAGATTATCATTAGATCCAATAATTTTCTTAAATTTCTAAAAAATAAAGAGATATATATGCTTTGTATGACTAATACTAATACTATTAAAAATTTCTATAATGACGATGATTATATCTATTGTGTAAATCCAATGGATTCGGAACCTATTATGTTTTTAGTAGGTGGGGTAGGAGATGTTATTGATGGAAATAGATTTGCTAAAGAATTATATTCATTAGTAGCTAAAAATCCATCTAAAATTTGTATTTATATTAATTCGACTGGTGGATCTGTTATAGATGGAATGAGTATTTATTCTGCTATAGTCGATTCTAAAATTGAGATAGATACATATAATATTGGTGTTGCTCTTTCGATTTCTGCTATCATATTTTTATCAGGTAAAAAAAGAATAATGTTAGATTATTCTAGACTTATGTTTCATTCACCTTATAATGAGGATGGATCTGTTGATGAAGGATTAGCGGAGATAAAGGAATCATTAATTACAATGATTGCTGGTGATAAAACTAAAGAGAAAGAAGTTGAATTAATGCTCAATAAAGAGACTTGGTTAAATCCTGAAGAAGCATTATCAGTTGGATTTGCTACTGAAATAAAACCAACTTCTGAGAATAGGAAAAGATCAATGGATGATAAAACGGAGATAGAATTAAAATATAACTTCGCTTCTTTGATAATGAATAGATTCGTTGACGAAGAAAAAAATAAAAAAGAGAAAACAAATATGAAAAGGACTTCAAAAAAGAATTCCGCAGAAATCTCAACTACAACAAAGGTTCCTGTGTTAAAAAATGAAACTACTGAAGAATTAGAAGAACAACTTGAGACTCTCGAAGAAAAAATCGAGCGTCAGGAACTTAATGATTCTGTTGAAGAAGAAATAATGAATGATGACTGTAATACAAGTTATTCTGATGATGAAATGACATCATATTCTGACGATGATAAATCGAAAATTATCATGGATCTTCAGAACGAATTAAAAGTTATTAAGGATGAATTAAAAGAGCTTAAATTGCTTAAGAATAAAGCTGAAGTAGAAGCACTTAATTCAAAAATTAATAATATGTTAGATGGTTTTGTAAAAGCTGGTAAAATCTCTGGTGATACCGAATCTTTAGCAGATTGGAGAGCATCAGCACAAGACAATTATGATTTTACAGTAAGATTGATAAATAGATTACCTGTAACAAAATCTGCAGTTAGTTTTGAGGTTAAAAACAATTCAAAAATTGAATCTGTTGGAAATGGTAATTCAGTAGCTTTGAGAATGAAAGAATTACAGGATAAAGCAAAAGGAAAAGTAAAATAGTAAAGATATATACTAAGTAATATAATAAAATAAACAATTATGACGGGAGCTTTAGTAATTACAGACCAGAACTACGCTGGTGAAGCAGCATCAGTAATGATTACTCGTGCTGTAGTTAATATGGATACAGTAGAAAAGGGTGCGATATACATTATAGATGGTATTAAGAAAGCATTCAGAATGCCAAGATTAGAAGTTGCAGGATTTATGCAACATAGGTCAGCAACCCCTATATCCGCTGGTACTATTACCGTAGATGGTAATCTTTTAGAACCTAAGGATTACATGGTTTACCTGGAATTCAACCCAAGGGATTTTGAACAACACTGGTATGCTTATCAGTTATCTGAAATGTTGTTAGATCGTTCTCTTCCACAAACTGCAGAATCATTTTTGATTTATCAGCTTTCTAAGAGGGTAAATGAATTTAACGAAAATCAAATCTGGAGAGGTAGAATCGCATATGATCCAGCAAATGGTGGATTGGATCCTACATCTAAGGGTGCACCTGCAACTGATGCTCAGTTCATGTATTTTGACGGTTTAATCGTTAAACTTTTAAATGATGCTGGTACATTAGCAGTTAGCTCACCTGCAACTCTTGTAGCTTCTGGCGCAACTGGTGGACAGGAAAATATCCTTGATGCACTTAAGAGAGTATTATATACTGTTCCTAATGCATTAGTTGACAAGAAAGGTCCAGAAGGTGTTAAATTCCTTATGAACATTACAACTAAAAGGATTTACGATACAGCTTTAGTATCTCTTACTTACAAAGATACACAAACTGTTGATAGTTCAATCTCTAGGTATCAAGGTTATGAAGTACTTTCTTTAGCAGGTCTTCCAGATAATACTATTATCGCAGCTAAGGCAATGCCTGATACTGATTCTGCTTTCTGGTTAGGTCTTAACTCTAAAGAAGATGAGCAAACAGTTAAATTGCAGTATCTTCAGAATAACTCAGAACTTTGGTTCTTGAAAATGTTGCTAAAAGCTGCTGTACAGTTTGCATTTAGTGATCAAATCGTTCTTTATACCACTATCACAGCGTAATCGAAAACGAAATAAAATAAAAAAAATCAAAAGATGCCAAATTCTTATATCACATCAGGAAAAAATCAGGATATCACTGGTAGAGTATTAACCTACGACTACCAGGATTTCACTGATGCCGCTACAATCGCGGTAACTGCTTCTCAGTTTCACACAGTTTGTAAAATAGAAGCAATTACAGGTAATACTACAATTACTTGTAATACAACTAATACTTTTGGTATTGGTTCAGAGTTGGTAGTTTTAATAACACCAGCTATTACTAGCCCTGCAAGTACTTTCACAGTTACAGCAGGAACAGGTTTTAAAGCAGTAGGAACAGCATCTATCACTGGTGCAAAACATGCAGTAGGTAAATTCTACTTCGATGGTTCTTATTGGGTAGGTAGTTTCGCAGTTTCAGCATCCTAATTGGATGTTGAAACTCTATTTAATAAATAGAGATAAAAACAAAAAATGAGACAATTAAAAAGACAATCGCGCGAGGGTTCGAAGACGTTAGACCTCACACCATTTGGATTACAGCATTTAGCTGATTTTTTAGATAATCCAAAAGCTTTACATATAGAGACCATTTATTTTACAGGAAATGGTAATTATTTTCTAAATGCTTTTGAATGGAAAGGAAAAATTTATTCAAGGCTTGATTTTGAAACAGTACCAATGCCAGGAGTAATACCTATTAAATATGTTCGTCAAAAAATAGGTCTGGAGGAAAATTTGATAGTAGAAAGTTTAGATGCGGGTCAAATCGTTGATTTGGTTTTTGAATGGAGAGAAAATTATGCTAAATGTGTAACTGAGATTGATCCTGACACTAAAATATCTAGAACTAAATGGATTAATGATCCAGAAAAGCAAATCAAAGGACTGGATAAAAAAATCGAGAAAGCTAAGAAATCCACAAAAGTACTTTCTCTAAAGGAGAAAGTTAAATTACAAAATAAAATAGTATAATCATGTCATTAAAACCAATACAATTTATACTGGGCCAGGGTGGAATTGGCTCACCGATTCCAGGAGCAGACTTTATTTCTGGGTATAATATTTATACCAGTTCGATACCATCAGGATTTGTATCTGGTGTTACAAAATCTGTTTTCTCTCTTACTCAGGCTGAATCTCTAGGTATAACAAATACATATAGTGATGAAACTGCTGCAACAGGAGAAGTAATTATAGGTCATAAAGGATCTACAGGAGATAAAATCACAATAACTGTTACTGAACCTGGTATTAATGGTACATCTACTGTTGTTACTTTATGTGTGTACACTCAGACATCAGCTGATACAACTAATGCTCTTTTCACTGCATCTGTAGCTGCTTTAATCAATGCAGGTACACCAACTCATGGCTATAGTGCAACAGTTGGTACTGGTGGATCTCCAGCTACTGATACAATTACAATAACTGCAAGAAAAGGAACAGGTATTAGTTTAAATACTGGTACACCGCTTGCAAGAACTGTTACTGGTACAATTACAGCTACTTTAGTACAATTTAGTGGTGGTGCTTATTCTCAAACAGCAATTTGGCATTATCAAGTTAAGGAATATTTTAGAATGCAACCTTCTGGTAAACTTTGGATAACTTTTAATGCTATTCCTGGTAGTTATACATTTACTGATCTTAATTCTGCACAAGTACAAGCAAATGGTGAAATTCGTCAATTTATGATTTTTTCTCCAAATGGTACATCTACTTCTAATATCAATGCTGATTTGGATGCTATTCAAAGTGTTTGTCAAACAATGTTTAGTAATTATACACCTGCATCTGTTATTTATTGTCCTAACATTTTTGCAATCTCTGATCTATCAACTTTAACAAATACTAGATTAAGATCTGATAATTATGTTTCTTGTTTTATCGGACAAGATGGTGGTGGTTTAGGCGCTACACTTTCTTTAACTTCTGGAATAAGTGTACCAGCAATGGGTGCTTGTTTAGGATCTGTAGCTTTAGCTGCTGTTGAACAAGATATCGCATGGGTAGGTAAATTTAACGTTTCTAATGGATCTGAAGATGAAGTAGTAGCTTTTGCTAATGGAACTCTTTGGTATAATGTAACTGCAAATCTTCAAACACAAATAGATTCTTACGGATATATTTTCTTGATGAAGAAACAGGGTATTACTGGTAGTTATTTTAATGATTCCCACACTGCTATAGCACTTACATCTGATTATGCATATATCGAAAGAAATAGAACAATCGGAAAAGCACAAAGGATCGTTTATTCAGCGTATACTCCATTAGAAAACAGTCCACTTTATTTGAATCAGGATGGTACATTAAATATTAGTACAATTAACATCTTTAAAGATGCTGTTGCACCATCTTTAAATCAAATGGTATCAAACGGTGAAATTTCTGCATATAATGTAGTAATAGATCCAACACAAAATGTACAGTCAACTTCTACTATTAATATTACAATCCAAATAGTAATGGTCGGTGTAGCTCGTAACATAGTCGTGACGCTCGGCTACATTATCTCTATTTAAGAGTAACTATGAAACTTCTAGCATTTCTTATACTATAATAGATATGCAAAAAGGAATAATTTATAAAATTGTAAATCCTAAAGGAAAGATTTATATAGGTAAAAGTAAAAGGTCTTTGGAAGAAAGATATCCATACGAAAGTTGTATAAAAAAAGGACAAAGAAAATTATACAATTCTGTTAAAAAATACGGTTGGGATAATCATATTAAGGAAGTAATAGAAGAAGTATCTTTTGAATTGTTAAACGAAAGAGAAGTATACTGGATTAATTTCTGTGATACTTATCGAAATGGCTTAAATTGTACTTTTGGTGGTGATGGAATGACAATAATGTCCGATGAAATGAAGGAGAAAATATCTAATTCATTGAAAGGAAAAAAAACAAAGCCATGTTCAGAAGAAACAAAAAAGAAAATTGCAGATTCACAAAAAGGTATTTCAAAACCGATGAGTGAAGAAACAAAAAAGAAAATAGGATTATCTTTGACTGGTAAATCTAATCCCTCTAAAACGAAAGGAATACCAAGAACAGAGGAAACTAAAAAAAGAATAAGTAGTTCTAATACAGGAAGAATCCTTTCAGAAGAAACGAAATTAAAAATCTCATCTTCACAAAAAGGAAGAATTGCTTGGAATAAAGGACTAAAAATAAAACAATATAATTAATATACTATGGCGCTGAATTTTATTCCCTTAATAAATGGACAAAGTTTCGATTGGGCTAATATCACATTAACCTTACTTGGTTCTCCTATGACACAGGTTACAAAGATAGATTATTCATCTAAACAAGATAAGAAAGATAATTATGGTTGGTATAATCAGCCTATAAGTCGTTCTTATGGTAATGTAACGTACAGTGGATCTATCGAGATGTATTTAGATACTTGGAGGTCAATCTGTCAGGCAGCACCAAATGGTGATCCACTTCAGATTCCTTGGTTCAATGTTTCCATTAATTATGGAAACTTCCAGCAATCAAATGTAATTAATTGTAGAGATGTATTATATAATGTTGAATTCTTGGACAACCCAATGAATGCTACACAAGGAGAAACAGGATTAAAAGTTACAATTCCTATTATCTTTAGTGGATTAGAAAGATTTATTTAAATAGAACAAAAAACCCTTAGAATTTTCTAAGGGTTTTTTGTTCTTAATCGTTTATTGGAAATTCTATTGGAGCATAAAGATCTGGTTCTTTTTCTTGTCTTTTCCTAATTTCTCTTTTATATGTAATTTCTTTACAATAGGAATCATAATTTTCCATTCTGTCTAATATTTGTAGATTTGATCCATTATAATTTCCAAATTTCGAATATTTTTTTATTTTCTTTATCCATTTTCCGTCTCTTTCAACGTAATATTCCCGAAAACACTCATCAACTTGATAAACATAGGTTGCATTTTCATCTTTTAATTTGTCCGAATTTAAATTACCATTTTCATTACTTTTATAATGTTTAATCCATTTATTTTTTAAATTCATTCGTTCGTCCTTCAATGTTTTCTCATTTTCACTTACTTCTTCTAATATTTCCAATTTATGAGCAGCTTTTCCATATTTTTCGATACTCTTTCTAAGAAGTTTTCCCGTGGCTTCTGCATGTCTTAATCTATTTCTAGACATTGGTTCATCTAATCCAATTCCAATTACCCCTACATAAACTTTATCTTCTGGATTTCTAAGTAAAAAAACTACTAATTTTTTCATAAAGCATCTTTTATTTTTTTTGCAACTCCTGCAACCTCGTAATATTCATAAAGAACAAAATTTTTAATACATTCATCTAATGCACTTGGCCATTCATCCCTTTTCATAATAAATTCGACAATCTCATCTGGTTTCTCTAATTGAAATATTCGAGCTTCGTCAAAATCGCATTCAACACAATACATTATGTGCCACAATATTTCAAAAGTTATTGTTAGATCTATATTTTCCAACATTTCTTCGAAGTCGGAATATAAGAATTTTTTAGGTGGTCTTTCATATTTTCTTTTAGCCATAGGATTTATAAATTATTGAAATTTTCTAGATTCATATAAGGCCAAGATCTTAATTTGCTAATTGGCGATAAATTACCAATTTTTATTCCTTTCTTAATTAAGGCTTCACCTAAAATTTTATATTCAGAATCTATTGTATCTATTCTATTTACTAATGCATGTTTTCCTAAAAAATCAACACCGATTAAACCGATTTTTTTGAATCCCATTTGGTAAGCAATAATTATTGCCATATAAGGCGAATTTGCAGTGAAATCTATTTGCCCAATATTATCTATTCGTACTTGATTAAGTTCGCCTAAATTAAAAGTAATCACCGGTTTCGAGCATTTTAGATTGAGATGAGATAGAAGATAATCGGAAGATGTTGTTTCTATGAAATGATACCTACCATTTATGAAAGTTTGTTCTTCGTTAACACATAAAAGATATTTAGTATTTAAATATTTATTAACATCGTTTACTCCGAATAGTACGGATTTAGTATCCTGTTCAAATGTTAAGATACTTGGCCCACATCCACAAATTATACACGCTTCATTATTGTGTATCCCTACTAGATCCTTGTATTCCATTTTCTTTATTTTTATTCTTTAACTTTCTGGTCTCAGCAATTTTCTCTTTGTTTTTCTCCCTATACTTTTTTACTGCTGCTGATTGCATCAATTTTTTCTTTTCACTTCCCTCACATTCTAAATTTTTAATAAAATCTATGTATTCGCTTCTATTAGAATACTTTTCTATAACATAGTATCTTAAATCATTAAGAATGTCTTTATAATTTTTAAACTGTTCCATGCTAATATATTTATCTAATTTATTTTAGCATGGAACAGTTTAATTATTTCTGTTTTTAATAATTTTTCTTTTTAGTATTCTCTTCAGCCCAAAGTGCTCTAGTATTTAAAAAATGAAATAATGAGGTAACTTCAGCTACATCTCTTCCTGAAGAAGGAGAAATAATATGATCGATATTCCAACATCCTTTTTTTCTTCCATAATTAGACCAATTCATACCTGGTGCCCAAGTTGATTCTATATAAGTGATATAATCATTATAAGGAAGACCAATAATCCAATTTAATTTTGAAGTAGCTTTATAACCACCATTTTTTCTATGTGCTTGAAATAATCTTCTAATATTTATTTCTAATCTATACAAAGGATCCTTTTTAATTTTATCTAATTTGTATTTGTTTTGATAATCAAGAATCTGTTTCATGTGATTCCTGTTATATTCTCTCATTTGAGCAAGTCTTGCTTCTGTGTTTTCTCTTTTCATTTTCTTTAGTTATTTGATATCTCGTAATGGATATGTAGTATATATCTTAAACATATCCGATTTCCCACAATAAAATGAAACTATTTTCAAAATATTTTGAAATTAAAAAATTGGTTTGATCTATAATAAATATAATATTTCTGAAGGACGCTAATACACAAAGACACCAGCTTCAGATCTTAGATATGCCAATACTGGGGGACATTACTAAATTGGCAGTCGTGGTATTAATAGTTCAGGAGCGATAAGGTAATTGGGAAATTAGATATTCCTAACAGTGGCTGAACCAGATGATTAAGACTAATTGTTAATCGTCCGAACGAACTCAAATTATACGAGAAAGAAATTGTTCGAGATAACCATACGATAAGTTAATATACAATATTAGCTATCGTATGGGATCTCTCTTGGTATCACTTCACAAATCTTAATAACCGAGAAAGATTCTAGTTATTCATTAGAAATCCTAATTGAATTAAATAGTTAAACAAAATATTAAAATATCTAAACAAAACTATTTAAACTTTTCAGAATGAAGAGAGATATATACTTCATATCACTATGACTATGACAACATTCATTCTATTATCAATAATAATCTCTGGATTTTTTACAGGGAGAAAATTAGCTAAATCATACTATGGAAAGTAAAAAAATATACAAAGGTGAAGAATTAAGAATTTTATTAAAATCAGGAATTCAAAAATTATCTGATGTAGTTAGTTCAACAATGGGTCCTTATGGAAAGAATGTTATTCTTAATTCAAGAGGAAATAAACCATTAATTACTAAAGATGGTAAAAATATTTGTCAAGCCTTTTCTTTGGAGGATCCAATCGAAAATCTAGCTGCAGAATTTGTTAAAGAAGCATCTAATAAAACGGAGATGGAAGCAGGTGATAATTCATCTACTACCGTTCTTTTAGCATCTGAATTATTTAATTCTGCAGAAGAATGGATTAAGAGAGGAAGTAATAATATTGACATTAAGGCAGGAATTTTAGCAGCCAAGGATTATCTTATTAATCAGATAATTGCTCAGTCTAGAATAGTAGAAACCCCTGAAGAATTACAATTAATAGCTAAAATAACATCAAATAACAATAGGGAGATATCAGATCTTATTTATGATACTTATAAAGAAATTGGATTAAATGGTAATATTAATGTTCAAAAAACAGAAAATGATAAGACCTATAGTGTAATTAAAAAAGGATTTGTAATTGATAAGGGATATTCAGATCCCATTTTTATTAACGAAGAAGGTAAAAAAGAATTTAGGGGAAAGAATGGAGGATTAATACTTCTATGTTCTGGGGGATTAACATTAAATGAAGCTATGCCCCTAATACAAAAGGCAAAGGATGATAAAAAATGGTTATTAATTGTGGGAGATAATATCGATCCTCAACTAATAACATTATTTAAAATGAACAAAAAGGAATTGAATTTTTGTATTATTAATGCACCGGGATTCGATAAGCACACAATGGACATTTATAATGATTGTTCTTCATTTATTGGTGGAAAAATAATTAATACAAATATGATTCTTGGAGTTGCACAGGAAATTACAATTAAAGAAAATGAAACGATTCTAATTCAAGGAGCGGGAACAGATGAAGAAGTAAAGGAAAGAATTTCTATTTTGAAGTCACAATTAGATCCAAATCGACCTAGATTCCATGATATTATGATCAATGAAAGAATAAGTAAACTTTCAGGAGCACTAGCAATTATTTATGTTGGTGGAAAAAGTAGGATTGAAAAACAAGAAACTTTTGACCTAATAGAAGATTCAGTAAAAGCATGTAGATCAGCAGTAGAAGAGGGATTTATTCCTGGCGGAGGATATTTATTAAAATCGATTGAAATCTATATTCAATCAGATAATATAGATTTTATGAAGGGTGTAGATGCAGTTAGATCAATTCAAGAATGCCAAATTAGAAAAATTTGTGAAAATGCAAATCTAACAAAGAAAGAGATTAATGAAATTTGTAATTCAGATCTAGTTTATAATGTTAAAACAAAAGAGTTTAAAACACCAATTGAAACAGATGTATTAGATACAACAAAATCTTTAAGATGTGCAATTGAAAATTCAGTATCAACAATATCAACATTAATACTTTCTGAATCATTATTAAATTAATTCCAGATTGAGTAGAGATATATAAGTAATATAACCAAAAGAAAATGTATAATAACACTAAATTTACTACAGTAGAAGAAGCACAAGAATTCGTAGACAAAAAAGCAGAAGAACTTACACCAACAATCGGTTCGAAAGTTTATCCAATTCTGTTTGTTGAGAATGAAGAACCATTAGATATTGCCTATGGATTCCTAAAAACACCAATGCGTAAAACAAAAATGGTAGCATTGGAAATGATACAAAGGGGTGAAACAATGAGTGCAGGAGAATACCTTCTTAAATCATGTTTAATTCCAAGTGAAAGTGATCCAAGAATAGGTTCAGAAGATCCAAATTGGGATTCAATTAATATTGGTGCTTTCGGAAGTGTAACAAAAGTTGTAGATTTCAAGGTCGATATCGCAAAAAAAAAATAACAAAAGATTCTCCAGCTGAAATACGAATAATTAGCTGGTTAAGATTCTATCATTATTTTAATACTGTGGATCCTGAAGATATGGACGATGAAGAATTATGGGACAGATGGTCACAACTTGAATATTGTTTAATAAGTCTAGGAAAAATAGAGGAGCCAAAAAAACAAATTAAAGGTACACCACCACCAATAATACAATCTGCACCATCTAAACAAATTATTGCAAAAGGTAATAAGAGTCTTATTAGAAAAAAAAGATAGACCCATATTACCTTTTGCAATTTTTAATAACCCATCTAATAATTAGAAAAATAATAATAAAACCAGAAATAAATAAAATCGTCATTTTTTTATTTTTTTATGTTTACAATATAAAGGATTTTATATCTTTAGTTCATATAACTATTTATGTGAATTGAAGGTATAATCAGTTTTAATAGGAGGAGCATTTTTATACTTTTCATATTCGTCTAATTCTGCCTTATCCATTTTGTTAGACAAAACATTATAAATACCTTTTGGTATTTCGAAGAGTGCTTTAAAGCAAGATCTAAGAGTGTAGAAAATGATTAATGCCGATACTATAATTATTATTAAAATCATGATTTTTATTTTTATTTTTATAAAAGTAATCATTTTTGTCTGTAAATAAAAATTATAATCTTTAAGATTTTGTTAAAGATTATTAAGAATTAAAACTTGAATATATATGCTATGCCAAATATAGAATACACCCTTACGCTGAATGATATGATGTCAGCTAAATTAAAAGGAATAGAAAGTAATCTTGATTCACTCGAAAAAAAACTATCCAAATTAAGTGGAGGTAAATTTGGAGGTGAATTAAAAACAGCATCTATTGCAGCTGGTACTGCTTTTGGTATGACTGCATTTTCTTTTATTGAGAAAGGTGCAAAATTGTTGGTTGATTTTGGTAAAGATGTAATAGAGAAAGGTAAAACCCAAAGTTTAAATAGAAGTGATATTAATCTATTAGCAAGAGGTGCTGGCCCTCAATTATTTAAAGAATTACAGGCATACGCAGGAAATAGTTTATTCGGTCCAAAAGTATTCGAAAATGCGAAGCAAATGTTGGGGTTTGGTTTTGCACCAAAGGATATTATGCCGACAATTAAAGCATTAGGTGATATTTCTGGAGGTAATGAGGAAAAAATGGGTAGACTTACCTATGCACTTAGTGAATTAAATGCAGGGGATATTACAAAAAGGCATCTTAGACAATTAATGCAATCTGGTTTACCAAGTGCTGATCTTGCTAAGGAAATGCATATGACCAACAAAGAACTTTTAAAAGCCTTTCATGACCAAACAATTACTGGTGATAAAATTAAGGATGCTGTTATCAAATTAGCTAACGATCCAGAATCAAGATTTTATAACAGAATGAAGCAATTAATGTCTACACCTGCTGGTAAATTACAACAGCTCTTAACAAACGTTGATCTTTTTAAAGCATCACTTGGTGAAAAAGCATTAGGTACAACTGGATTTGCAAATCTTTTCAATACTATTGATAGATTATTTAATAAGAGTCCAGAATTTATGGATAAATTAGTTCAAGTATTCTCAGATGTCTTCGATCTTTTAAATAGGATGATGCTTAAACTTGAAACATTCGTTAATAGTGGTGGCCTAGATAAATTGATAGCAAGCCTTGGATACATTGTTAATAATTTTGAAGATCTAGCAATTTTGTTTGGTGGTATTGCTGGACTTTCTAGTGTTGCTGGTGGTGCAGGTATAGGTGCAGTATCTGGATTTTTACTTCCTGTTACATTAGCAGGCATTACAACAGAAGCAATCAACCTTTTAGGTACTTCTTTTGGATGGTTTGGACGTAAAAATGATGGTAATAAATCTTTATGGGATCTTTTAGAAACGTCTGACTGGTCGATTACACCAGAGGGTTTGTTACAGAGAGGTGTAAATGTGAATGGTAAATCTGTTAGTAATCCTTCTAGTGAATACGATCAGAATTATAATTTACTTCTAAAAGCTAAGAAAGATTATGGTGGTATTGATAATATACGTTGGGATCCTAATAAATCTGGTTTCCCAATGCCAATGGATCAATATTTAGAGGAGCAAAAAAGATTTAATGAGAATTTTGTTGGTAAGGATCTTTTCCCTGGCTTACCTATGTTTGGAAAAACCTATGGATTAAGACAACAATTTGCTATACCAGGTAAAGGTGTAAATGGGGTAGGAACTCCAGTAACAACACCTGATGCATCTACTAATGTTCATGGTATGAGAAATACCCAAATATATGTTACAATTAACGGAGGATTCGGTAATTTTACTGTAGAAACTGCTAATGCCCAAACATTCTTAGAACCGGCAAATAAAGCTTATTTACGTAATGCTATAACTGATTTACTTATAGAGAGTCTCGCAGACGCGGAAAATACAGTAGCAAGCAAAAATAACTAAAATTATGACCACAAGATTTATTATACCTGATACAAAAACAGATCCACAAGTAAACGAAGTAATTACATATAGTATTTCTTCTTCTGAACGAATTTCACAAGAAGCAGCAACAGAAAAAGTTCAAGATTCTATATTTAAAATCGGGGTAGAAAGTACAAAATTACAAGGATATGTCGATAGAGACGTTGATGGTGGAGGTGCATTTTCAACATCAACCAATATGTTTGGTGTACCTTACGTTGGACAAATTATACTTTGTCCTGGTGGTCAATCAACATATAATAATAATGACAAAAGTAAAATTATAGAAATTCCTGAAGTATCTATTTCTACCTGTATTATTACAATCAATAATAACAAAAATATTGTTAAAACACCATTAGTTGGACGGGATGGAACAGTAAAAACATATATGGCTGCAGGGGATTTTGATATTCAAATAAATGCAATACTTGTCGCATCAGATGATCCATTATTTTTAGGAAATTATAATGGTGTTTATCCCTATAATATAGTAACAGATTTAATTTCAATTTGTGAAGCACCCTGTTATATTAGAATAGCATCAGATTATTTACAAATGTTTGGTGTTGATTATCTAGTTATTGAAAGTTATGAAATATCACAAAAAGAAGGATCTTATTCACAACAGGAAGTATCTTTAAAATGTATTTCAGATAGTCCAAATATTTATAACATGTTTATATAATGCTACAAGCGGTAACATATTTTAGAGTAGAACAATGTGGTAAAGCACCAATAGATCCAAAAGATCCTAATAAAATTACTAATCCAAGGAAGGGTATATTTTATTTTAGTACAGCAGAGAATATTAGTATAAACAAATCAGTTGATGACCTTATTCAAACTGCTACTATTACAATACCAAGAAGATTTAGGATACTACCAATTGGATTTTTTCCTAATGATGATAGAGGATCTGAATTAATACAAAATTCAAATAATCCCTTTAATTCTAAAGCAGATTCCTTATCTGTTAATAATGAGGAAATTCCACAAGGTAATATAATTTATACCAGATATGGGTTTAATGAAAATATAACGTTTATTAATCCAGAAAATAATGACATTAATGCTTTAAGTATAATTGATAATTGGGCACCTTTATTTCAAAGGGGTGACATGATCACTATCTGGACTGGCTATTATATCGATTCTACAGATCCTGCTGATACAAATGGTAAGAAATTAAAATTATATCAGCAATACTATGGGTATATCTCCTCAATAAATNCTGGTGAAAAGATAGTTATTGAATTGGAAGATTTCATGTGGTATTTTAAACAACTTAGAATACCTAATGGACTTTATAATAGTTCTCCGAAATTTGGGCAAACTCTTTATACGTATAAGGGATTAACCAATTATGTGATTAGTTTAATTAATAATAAATATCAAATTAAATCTATTAATGAAGTTGTAAATAAAACAGGAGACTCATTTGATAAGAATTATCTTAATGGTCTAATATTATATTTTTTAAACGAATCACAAAATGATGATTTATTAAAAGATAAAGGAGTATTTCCCCTTTCTTGGATAAAAGGTGAACAAAAGATTAAAGGAAAAAATGTAGTACCTGCTAAAACTATTTATAAACCAGTTATATCAATTACCAATAATGCTTTAAGAACATCTGGCCTATTAGATTTAAATAATAACCCATCATTCTTTAATCTTTTGGAAACAATCAAAGATAAATTTCATTCTAATATTTATTTTTTACAACAGAGTTTATCTGAAAATTGGAAACTTTCAACGGAAAATAATAAGGATTTAACATTTGGTATTGTTGGTATACCGTATTGTACAAATGGGGATAATAATTATACATCCCCATGGGTCGGAAATTATCTCAATCTTGGCTATGACCCATATGTACCGATTAATATTTATAATCCTCAGGTTTATAATTTTTATTTAAATGGACCAAATTGTAATGTAATTTCATATAATTTAAATTGGAAAAGAAGAGATGACTTCCAATTGTCAGCATTAATAAAATCTACTCATATTGATAATTATGCAAAGGAAGATGGATCTGGTGTTGCTACAACAGTATCTGGTGTTTCTAAAAAGAAAGCTAAAGCACATGCAGTAATAGTTGGAGATATTGGAGGATCCGTTGTAACATATTTTTATTCTGGATCTGTAAAAAGGGATTCTAATGGTGAATTAGAAGGCACATTAGCTAATGGGGGTACTCTTAAAAAAGGAACATTCCTTGAAGAAATGGCATCTTATGGTAATAATCAATTGAATAAAGTACACTATGAAGGATATTATGGATCCATTAGAACATTTGGATATCCATTTGTTAATATAGGAGATGTAGTTAATATACAAGACCCAAACTATCCAGAGAGAAATGGATACTATAAGGTTAAAAGAGTTAATTATAGTATGTCTATGGATGTAGGATTGGAACAAGAAATATATTTACACTATAGAGTTGCTACTAATAATGGACAATTATTAAGGGATTCTTCAGGAAATGTTATATCTGATGGTTTTAAATACCCAGTCTATTATTTGAATAAAAAATATATTTTACCATGAATAAATTAGGAAATCTAATAAGAGGAATAGCAGGACAATATAATAAAGATCCTATACAAGTTAAATTATGTCAGGTACTTACGGATGCTGAATGTTCTGGTGAATTTAATTATTTAGTAGGAAGAACTAATACATATAGTCCAGAAAATGTATCTGTTGCTGTAAAAATATTAACGGATAATTCTTCTAATGATGGTGATGATATTTCTACTATTATCCCCGATGTTCATTTAATGTGTGGTATTGCTGATGGACCAATAACAGTACCAGCACAGGGGTCAAATATTATGGTTGGATTTTCAATTTTTAATGAACCATTTATTTTACAGTATTCTGAAATTGCAGCATATCAATCAACATCTAAGGACACTAAAACCAATCAATTACATCTAGAAGCTAATAGTGCATCTCAAAAATATTCATATGTTGCACAATTAGATACGGATAACTCTACATTTTTAAAAGGGTCATTTAAGTCGTATGATTCCTCTCCTGATAAAGGATTACAAGAAGAATTAATAATTGATGGGAATCTAGTAGCAGGAACAGCAATTACAGGAAATAACTATTCGATAATAACTGGAACGGGTACAACAAAAGTTACAAACCCTACCCCAGGAGAAATTAAAGTAACAACTGATGCAGATCATGTAGATAATATAACATCCCAATACATACAAACACCATTGGGCTTTACTTTTAAAAATTCTGGTGGTGGTAATCTTGCATATTTAATGTTTGATATTTTAAATCTATTACAACAAGTACAAGCACCTCCTGGTACAGCGGGTGGACCATTAATATTACTTGCACCTCTTACATTAGAGAGTGGTGGTGTAATTCCAGCTGGCCCAATAAATCTAACACAACTATCATTAAATCTAAATAAAATAATATTACCGTAAGGGAGATATATATTAAGGAATAATATTATAAAAATGGCTGAAAAAACAAGGGCACAATTAGAATCAAAATTTATTACAGGATATGTTCCTACACAAGGAGATTTCGCAGATGTTTTTGATTCAACTTGGGTTAAATTAGATGACGGACCAACAATATCTGGTAGTTCTGGTAGTTCTGGTGCCAATGGTAGCTCAGGATCTAGTGGAGTTAGTGGTAGTTCAGGATCTAGTGGATCTAGTGGAGTTAGTGGTAGCTCAGGATCTAGTGGAGTTAGTATAACTGGGGATCAAGGAGATAAAGGGGGATTAAGATACTATTTTGATATTTCTACTTCAGCTGGTGTTAGATTTCATGGTTCATTAAGGTTTGATGCTGCTGCTTTTAATGCGATAGCTAATATTTATATTAATGTATTAGATGTTAATGGTATAAATTTAAATAACTATATTAGTACATGGGGGAATTCATCTAGTACAGTTAAAGGTACTTTAATTATAAAAGAAAATTCTAATTCATTATCAACTATTTGTATTTTTTCAGTATTAGCAACTAGTAATAATACAACCTATTATACTTTATCTGTAACACCATTAAGTGGAAGTATACCATTAAATACTGATTCTTTAGTTGTAGAATTTATACCTACTGGAGATCAAGGTAATGGTAATGGAATATGGTCAATAAATGCAATAACATCATCAACATATGATCTTGTTAGAAATGATGCTGGTAAGTTACTTACGTTCAATACAGTATCAGGAACAGCATTAAGTATTCCAAATACAGTGACTTTTACAGTTGGTACTAGTATTAAATTAATGACATTAGGTAATGGGGTAATTAATATTACTGCTGCTAGTGGGGTCACTTTAAATTGTGCTGGTGCAACTATTGTTAATAGCTTATATAAAACAGGAATCTTAACTCTAGTAGATACTAATAGTTGGGTATTAGAAATAATTTAAAATTATGGCAACAAGAAATGATTTTTTATTGACGAGTTGGAATGGAGATTTGTCCATAATAAATGGGGATCTTGTTACTGGTGACTCAAACAATCAGGCAGTACATGATCTTTTAAATGATCCAAAAGGTTATTGGAAAGAATTTCCTTCTGTTGGCCTTGGTTTAATAAATTTACAAAATGGAAATTTTAATAATATGGTTTTAAAATCTAATATTTCAAACCAATTAAAATCAGACGGATATCATATAAATTCTTTGGTTGTTAAATATAATCAAGGAACAGATACTGTAGATATTATACCTAATGTAAGCATTTAATATGACAATACAAGTAAAAGAGAATCAAAACATATGGGATGTATGTTTACAAATATACGGAAACTATAATCAAATAATAAGTTTTTTAAACTTAAATAATTTGAATATGGAATCTGTTTTAACTTACGGACAAATCCTAACATATCCTGATGGGATTGTTATAGGAAGTAATCCATATACAACTAATGAAGGGCTATATAATTAAAAAATATGACAATATCAAATACAGGTTATTATTCTTACGTATCAATCGTACCAATAAAGGCTAAATTTAATGATTCAAGATCAAGTACAAAGATTAGTATTTCTTCTGTTAGTGATAACATGATTGATAGGGCTATTATTTCTTATTCATTAATAATGCCTCAAGTTGATGAAGTTAGGGATGAATCTGACAATATTACAGTTTATGGAATTAGTGAACAGGTATCAATGAATGGAGCTGCTGAATTAGTAGGATCTGATTATATTTCTTGGGGTACAGATGGTGATTATCCATATACATACCTAATGAGAATATTAGAACTTACAGAAAATTAAAAAAGGGATGTAGAAACATCCCTTATAAGAAAATGAAAAATATATCGAGTTATTTATCTAAATTTTATTCGTTATCAATTTTTTTCTCACGATCAATTCTTCTATTTCTTAAATAATTCATAAGAGAAAAGAAAAATCCGCCCAATGCACATAATATACAAACTATATTTGATATATTTGCTAGATTTTCAGAAATACAGAAAAAAGAGAAGATCTTTGTAAAAAAAGACATAATAAATAGAGTCATAGAATTAGTAGGATTATCGTGCATATATTATTAATTTTTTTGGATAAAGTATATATTCATTATGCTGGTTTAAATCCAGCTATAGCTGAAGCTGAAGAGTTACCTGATGCATAGGTCCAAGTAGGAGCAACCGCAGTTGCTGTTGTTTGTATTTGATATGCTATACCTCCGCCATAACTGGTTAGTGTTCCTTTAGCAACATATCCTGCAGTCCATCCTCCAGTTGGTATTGTTAATACACTATTATTACCTCCACTATTAATAGAGGTCACAAGAATCTCATTATTTACTGTTGGTGTGGAAAAACTCCCCGATGGACATGGACTAATTGTGGTAGGGAAAGATGTTATACTTTGTGCAAATATTGTTACCCCATTAACCCCTGCTGTTCCATCCAATGGTGACGAAGCAGCCGTACCAGAAATTGCAAGCACACTAATGGTTGCTTGAGCCGAAGTACCTGAAGCTGGAGTTACTGTAAATACGTGAGTTGATGATGTATTAGGTGCATTACAATAATAGAAAGTATTTCTTTGATACCCACTATTAGAAACATTCCTAATAACAGTCCATGTATTACTTGAACTACCTGTTGAATCTGTTAATGTCCAATCTGCTACACCTGCTCCTGAAACAGAAACCACAATTAATGATGCGCCACTAGTATTTATATTACCTGTAATAGTTTTTACATTATTAGATGCACTTGCACATTGTGCACCACCACTAGCAATTACTTGAATTCCTCTATTAACTGCATATTGTAATACCCCTGGTATACATTGTCCAAACATATTTGTTTATTTTATATTTTATTTTAAGCGATAAGATCTCCTAATAAATACCACTGATTTGTTCCGGTCTTAATTAAAGTAGCTGCAACATATTGTGCACCGATACTAAGATTTCCTGCTTTAGAATTTATTGTAGCAGCACCAGAAGATCCACTAATTGTCACTTTACCAGTACCAATCTGTAGTATATCAATATGGGTACCAGTTGGGAACGCAACAGATGTATTAGCAGGGACCAAAATATATGCTGATGTTCCACTATTTACTGTAACCAATTTTCCATCATCACCTAAAACTAAAGTATAGGTTCCAACTTGTGCATTAATAGTTTGATCTATTGATTGAGTAGATCCTGAGGAACCAGCAGTACCACTAGATCCTGCACTACCACTAGAACCGGAAGTACCAGGAGCACCATTAGTTCCTGAACTACCAGCTGAGCCAGAACTTCCACTTGTACCAGGAGCCCCATTAGATCCTGAACTTCCCGAACTTCCTGATGAACCACTAGAGCCAGAACTACCCTTAGTTCCGGAACTTCCACTTGTACCAGGAGCACCATTAGCACCTGAACTTCCTGATGAGCCAGAGCTTCCACTAACCCCACTAGATCCTGAGCTACCATTAGCACCAGAACTTCCTGCTGAGCCAGAGCTTCCACTTGTGCCTGGAGCACCATTAACACCTGAACTTCCAGCACTACCACTAGAGCCGGATGGATTGTATATTGCTAAAAATAATTGATGTCCGCTAGAAAAATTAGAAGATCCTGTTCCTCCTGAATTAATTAATGTCACAGGAACTGTCCAATAACTATTTGATAGACCTGGATTTATATCAGTAGGAGCTCCATTGATCATCCATGTTTGATAATTGGATGAATTATTTCTATCTTGAACAATTATAATTTGGCCAACTACTAATAATGATAAAAATATATCAATATCCAAATTATCATCAGTTAAATGGCTAATATTAATTTGTGAAGAACTTATTTGTGATGAATTATTCCAAAGAATATGTCCAGATAATGGATCACCTGATGTTATTGATGTTTTAGCAAGATATAACCATAAATTAGTTGATTGACCATTAACACCACTCGATCCGGCAGAACCAGATGTACCGGGAGCACCTGTAGCACCATTAGTTCCTGAGCTTCCTGCGGAACCAGAAGTACCGGGAGCACCTGTAGCACCATTAGTTCCTGAGCTTCCGGCAGAACCAGAAGTACCAGTAGCACCATTAGTTCCTGAGCTTCCTGAACTACCTGCTGAACCAGATGATCCATTTATACCACTAGATCCTGATGTACCATCACCACCAGCTGCACCATCAAGATTAGTAATCCAAGATGAAAATGAACCACTTCCATCTATAGAATCAATTCTTATTACAAGAACTCCAGTAGATCTATTATAACTTATTGTTGTTCCATGTATTGCATTACCAAAAGTTGCAGAGACCTGTATAAATTGATTGGTTGTATATTCAAGATCTACAGTAGTATTAACTGTTAAACTTGCACCAATAATTAAAGTACTAAGATTGAATGTGTCAGTAGAATTACCCCTATATTTTGGTGTTAAACCACTTGAACCAGCACTACCACTAGATCCAGCAGATCCACTAACACCTGAAGATCCAGCAGATCCACTAACACCACTAGACCCAGCACTACCACTAAATCCACTTGAACCAGCAGATCCACTTGTACCAGAAGTAATACCAGGAGCTGATGTGCCACTAGATCCACTAGTACCAGAATTACCAACTTGTAAATAAACTAAACTAATTAAATCTGTAACACTAGGAGCTGCACCTGCAACAAATTGAACAGGTATAACATAAAATGGTCCATGATTTGATACATCACCAACAATATTCCAAATTGAATACGGTGGTTTTGAAGCATCCGTTTCAGCCATTAATATTTGTCCTCTAGGAGAACTTGTACTATCGCTCCAATGGCTAAGAAAATTATCACATAAATTACCATTTACATCTTTTATATTGATATAGAAATTAGCTACAGAATTGGGATCAGAACTATCGAATCTTAATGAACCATTGGTAGAAACACCAGGAGATGTAGAACCATCATAGAAATAAGAAAGACCAGCGGAAAATGGGGTAGCTCCAGAAGAGCCTGAACTTCCGGTTGTTCCGCTAGATCCAGAAAGACCTGAACTTCCAGAAGAACCAGCAGGAATATGATCATCTTTGAGATTAAAAAAACTTTGAAATAAATTATCATAATCTGATTCGGTAGGTATATACCCCGTCCTCCAGAGATCATATAATTCTTGTCTTGTTAGTTGCATAGTATATATATTCGTTATTTTACAATCTCTTCTGCAGGAGGATTATTTTCCGGAACTACTTCATCTTTCGAAACTTCCTCTGCTATCGGATCTGGACGACTTTTCCTATATCCTAAAAGACCTACTCCTAGAGTGGTAAATAAAAGAGATTGACTAATTATATTAGAATCCTTGATTATTGTGCCATATCCGAAACAAAGGGCACCAATTGTAGATATGAGAACCCCCATTGTTCCACTTCCTGACGTCTTTCCATTATTATTAGACAGCATTTCAGGTAAACTAAATTTATTAATATCCATAAAATTAATTAGATTTATTGTATTTATCTCAGAATGGGTAGAATATTTTATGAAATTTATTAATTGGTTTGTGATATAACTTGAATATATACAATATATTAATAAAACAAACAAAATGGAAAATAGAGGAATAAAAATCGAAAAAAGTTTAAACAAAGAAGATAATTTACCAAAATTTAAAATTATCTCTGAAGAAGATCTTGAGGATGATGAAATAATAGACATTTTAAAAAAATGTAGAAATTATTTATCCCCCTTAGAAATATTATTTGCTATAGAAAATAGTGACTATATGAAAGAAATTAATTTATATTATTTGGAATATAGGGACAGAATTTTTAAATATAAGCATATTGTTGATGAAGTTACATTTGATGGTATAATTCAATATTTTATAAAAAACGAGGATTATGATTTAATAAAATATGTTAATGAAATAAAAAAGGAATATAAATTAAAAGGAATAATATAAAACAAACAAAATGGAAAAGAAATCACGAGCTAAATCGTATCAAATAATCGATGGAAAAAAAGTAACAAGTGAATCCCGTAAAGCACAAATGAGGGAATACCAAAGAGCTAATATGAAAGCTCTATTGGAATATCAAAACGAATATAAAAGAAAAAATAAAATAAAAGATCCAATTCGTATCTTAGAAAGAGATCTAAAACTATCATTATCTCGTTATATAAGAAAACAAATCGAATGGTCTACAAACAGTAGAATGTGTTTCCTGATAAAATTATCATATCCTGATTTCATTAAAAAATTAGAATCACAATTTAAAAAAGGAATGACTATCGAAAATTATGGTAGAGGAAGGGGAAATTGGCACTTCAATTTTATTGTACCTTGCTCAACCGCTACTTCTTTTGAAGAACTAATAAAATTATTTCATTGGAGCAATATCGAACCAATGTGGAACTAAAAATAGATATATACATTAATATAATATAAAGAAAATGACAAAAACAGAAAAACTAAACGAGAAAATCCCTTTTATAATAGAGGAATCCTTAATTAAGGAAATTTTTAATAAATTAGAAATTTCTAATGATCCTTATTTGGATTATCTTGATCACAATAAAATTATTATTGATGATTTTGAAAAAATGGTTTTTTACCTGGATGGAGATCTTGAATGGTATAAACAAAATTGTCCTATGCATGTTAAACCCAATCAAACAATCGAATCTTTTATTTTTGAAAGTTTTATTACAAAAATAAAAGGGGAAATAGAAAGAGAGAGATTTAAAGGTAAAGAGTATTTTTATTATGGTGATTTAAAAGACATAATGGAATTTTATTATTTAAATGGAAATATTCATCTTTTTATAAAAAGAATTATCAAAAAAAATTCCATCTAAAACACAGAAATAAAAAGATATAGACATTAATATAATATAAAGAAAATGACAAAAACTAATAATGCAAAAAAGAAAGAAAAAGAGAAAGCTAAAAAATTAGCATCAAAAATTAAAAAATTAGAATGTTTTAATGAATTAGGTATTAAATCTAATTCATTTTATGATTATCTAGTTGTTGAAAACATGAATGAAACATTAAGTGGTTTTAAAAAGAAAGATTTTGAAGGGATAACTCCATTTTTTAGTCTTGAAAATTTTTTTATGAAGCAAATGTTTGAAAATATGGGTCGAATATCAGATGAAAAAATATTAATAACTTATTTTTTAAAAAATACACAATATGAATTGAAGGAAGGAAGTTATAATAAAATTGATTGGAGTAAATTCTTTTATTCTTTTGATTCTGATATCTCTTTAACATATAAAGACGAAAACCTTATATTTAAAATAAGTAATGTTTATTATGAATAGTTATGAAATTTCATCTAAAATATAAAAATAAAAAGATATATACATTGTCTCTTTATCAGATTATTGGGGAATAATTAAAATAAAGAGACAATATAGATCCTAAAGCTCGCCACTAAAGGATTTTAAAAAAGGTATTCCCCTGAATACCAAGCACTAATAGAGAGTTTTGGCGAGCTTTATTCTATTAGTGCTTTTTTTTTATTAAAGGGGAAATATAAATAAGCTTGCCAAAATGGAACCTAAATTGTTAAAAGAAAAATGGACTAAATTATCTCATGAGATATTAGAAGATGTTAGAATACCAGAAAAATATAGATTAGAAATATCTGCCCTCTACGGAATTATTTATAATGGATCTAAGCAATATGGTTATTGCTCATTTACACAAGAATATCTTGGTAGTAAAATATTTAGGGACAGACAATATGTCGGAAGATTATTAAAAGCTATGGATGAATTATGTTATATTCATATTGAATCTATTAAATTAAATAACACAGGATCAGTTAAAACTCAAACAAAAATCACTGTTTTAGATAAGAAAATAATGAAAAAAACAAAAGCTGTGACGTCGCTGCCGACGACGAACAACGTCGCTGCCGACGACGAACAACGTCCGTCGCAGCGACGTATAAATAGAATAATTAAAAAGAATAATAAAGAGACTATAGAGAATTCTTTTTTAAATTCAATTGAAGAAAATACTAAAGAAGAAAAATTCTTTCCTAATTCAATTCGTAATATAGTTAATGAAATTGTTCCTAATATCAATAATGAAGGACAAATTCTTTCTACAGTATTTGGTAAAGGATTTAATAAATGGAGTGAAGATCTTTATGATGTTTAATATCAGGTTTAGCTCGTTCAGCCCACGAGGGGCGTCACTCGTTTAGGAACAGTCACTACGTTCGAGCAAAAAGTACAGAAGTCGATTACTTAAGAATGTTTATAATCAATAGAATGTTTCGTAACACTTGTTCTTTCACTCGCTACTGCACGCAAACAATAAAGTAATATCTTTCTTTAGACTTACAATTACCGCCGCCTAAACTAACAATAAACAATAGAATAATATTAACAATAAAATTATAAAAAAATGAATGGATATCTATACAGACATATACGTGTCGATACAAACGAAGTATTCTATATTGGAATTGGAGGATTTCATAAAACCGAACCTGAATTTTCATATAGAAGGGCTTATCAAAAAATTAGTAGAAGCCCTTTTTGGAAAAATATTGTTCATAAAACTAATTATGAAGTAGAAATAGTATTAGAAAATCTTACTCACGAAGAATCCTGTGAAAAAGAACGGGAATTTATTAAATTATATGGACGGAAAGATTTAGGTACGGGCTCATTAGTTAATATGACTGATGGCGGTGAAGGAGTAGTTGGTAGAATATTGTCAGATGAAACTCGTAAGAAATTGAGTGAAGCCAACAAAGGTAGAAATCCTTCTGATGAAACTCGTAAGAAATTGAGTGAAGCCAAAAAAATTGATTGGACTAAACGTCGTTTGGATAAGATAAATAATCAATGTATTTCAAACTCAGACTCGCAGGAATCTACCAAATCTTAAATAAAAGGACTGATCAATACTACATTGGGATGTCTACTGATATATTTTCTAGATGGGGATCACACTTCACAGATATTGGTATAAAAATTCATTCATCACCACTATTCATGAATCTTTGGCAAACAACACCAATAACAGAATGGGAATTTAAAGTATTGGAAGTTGTTTGCCTAAAAGATTTTACTAAAAATTCCGCTCTAAAAGGTAAAGCTCTAAAGAAATCATTTAAAAGACTTCTTTTAGATCGTGAAAAATACCATATGAGTCAATATTCCATCCAACTAGCACTCAATAAATCAAACAAATGGTTTAAAAAGGATTAAAACCACCTCATTAAAAAATCCCTTTGTTGAAATCCTGTAATTGTAACACGGAATTTATTTTCTTGTGGCTTATCAAACCAGCATTTAATATAATTATTAGATCTATAAAATGCTAAAGAATCGTTAATGTTAACAAAAATTAACGTATCAACTCCAATTTTTTCACCATTTGCATTATATTTGGCCCATTTAATATGTTTACCAAGATCTTTGTATAAATCTGGATAATAATGTATCCATAATGTAGAATTATTACCATCAATTAATGAGACTTGTGTATTAATACTATCAAATTTTATATACAAATATAAGCACTTTTTTCTGAATAAAATAATTCTTTTTGTTAAGAATTCATTAAAGTATTTATGACAATATTAAAAATAGAATTTCCTAATAACTATTTAAAAAAGATTAACATTTTCTTAACATTTTAGTCAGTAAATTTTTATTACTTTTATTTAAATTTTAAAATATATGACTATTCATGACATTTCAAACAGAATCAAGGATTTTTATAATACAGTAGAAATAGATAAGGAAGGAATTCTAAACGTCAACAATTTCCAACGTCTCCACGTAATTGACAGGTGGAAGTTCGAAAAGATAATACAAGAATTTATTGATGAATCCATTCCAAAATCTCCTAAATGGAGCTACGAACTTAAAAAAAATCTCTAAATGAGATAAATACTCCTATATGGAATTAAACTATAAAATAGGAGATCTAGTAGCAATTCACAATATCATCGGATATAAAATATCCGAAGCATTACACCCTTTCTATAGATTAACACCTAATCTTGATTTGTATCCAGACACATTAGACTACTTTATATGTAATTTTACAATTCATACATCAAACATAAAACCCGATATACAATTTAGGCCATTACATGCACGTAACAATTGATTACTTGCTCACTACAACACACAGACACCCAATCTAATATTATACATCATTCAATGAAACTAAGCAATAAAGGCTATGAATTTATCACAAAATTCGAAGGCATAAAAAACGATGCATATCTTGATTCCGTTAAAATACCCTCAATAGGTATTGGATTCATAAAAGTAAATGGGGTTCCTGTAAAAATGGGAGATCATCTCACAAATGATCAAATTAAGACAGAATTTTTCATCCAAATATTTAAATATGAAACAGCAGTCAACCTATTCGTCAAAAGTCCACTCACACAAAATCAATTCGACTCATTAGTAAGCTTCTCCTATAATTTAGGAACTAATGCTCTTAAAGAATCCTCACTACTCAAAAAAATTAATACAAATCCTAAAGACCCCTCCATTCATTCTGAATTTCTAAAATGGTCACGAGCAGGTGGTAAAATAGTTCAAGGCCTACTCAATCGTAGAACTGCAGAAGCCGATCTTTTCTTCACTCCATAAAGGGACCACTTTTTCACTCCATTACAACAATCTACATATATACAATAGAAAAAGACAATAAAAATATATGTATGTATAACTATCATCCCCTAAACTACAATCTATCACCATGGTCAGGTAAAGAAGAATATACAGGAAGATCTATCACAATCAATCCTCCAATCATATGGGAACCAGCAGATGAACTAGATCTATCCTGGATAGAAGACGGAACAATCACCGAATTAGATATTAATTCAATAGACTTCTTTATAAAGTTATTCGAACCTATCAAGTAATCTAGGCCATCAAATCATCTAAATTCATATCAAATTGAGAGATAACCGAAATTATAGACGAAATTGTCTATTATATAAGACGTTTTGTACATTTTTGTCAATTATATAGAACGTCTCACAATCTTATTGTAAATTAATGGATTCTCACAAACCATTCAAAATCAATCGATTAAGGTCTGAAATATGAGATAGCTTAGTCCGGTGCGGCTGTTCATTAGTCTCGGAACCCATCCAACCAGACCTTGGAAACCACCCAAAAGCCAGGCCGTATTAGAGTACTCAGTCTTTAGTCCCCCTAAAACCTCATCTTCTAGATCACCCCTTCAAAAAAGGAGTAATTTAGCACTTTCCATATAATCTTGGAAAAACCTTGATGTTTAGTCCCCCTAAAACCTCATCTTTCATCTTACCCCTTCAA